TATCTTGCCGCCACGGGCCAAGAACTCTTCTATCGTTTCCTTTGCCATCACTGCTTCCAGAATCTACTTGCTATGGATACGGGCTTCTTGTTGCGCGGTGACGCAACAGAGGGCGCTTCTGGCGCTTCTAGCTGTATGTATATCTTAGCACCCAGCGCACCCGCAATTGTTTCTACAGCCTCAAAGCTAGGCTTTCTCTTGCCTAACTCTATCTGACTGATGTATCCGCGATTCATGCCTGACTTATCCGCAAGCTCTTGTAGAGACAGGTTCTGATCTGCCCTCATGGATCGCAGCTTCTCTGTATACCAAGTCTTCACGCCTGCACCTCACTCTCAAACAGCTTTAAGTGCTCGTTTAAACGCTCTCTGGCTTCCGGGTTGGTCTTTAGTTCTGATCGAGACTCGATGCCGCAGATGAATCTAATGACCTCGGCTGCATAGTTCTCGTCACTTTGATTCTCGTCTACAACATGCCACTGGTAGTAGTTCATCCGCGCCCACTGGATGTACGACTCGTCCCTGCATATTAGGTTAGCCCTAGCCAAAGCCTTCTCGATTTCGGTTGTGGCCCTTGGTTTAACTGGGTTCTCGTAGTCATCTATCTGAGCACAGGCAAGCATGTATCGTTGCCCGATGGGAGCGGTAGCCATTTCTTTCGGCACATCATCGGGGTGGAGAACAAAGGACAGCACCATGCCGTCCTTCGTCTGGCGATACGCATACTTCTTTGCTTCAAAGCTCTCTGCTATATCTTCGCCTTTCATCAATGCACCTCACGTTCCGACTCACAATCCCCACATGCCATATGCTTCAACACCACAACGGTCTTGCCGCGCTGGGGGAATATAGCTGGATCGCCCTCATCAGTACGATCAGGCTCAATCGGATTAACTATAGGCTCATCGTCCTCGTTTCGGTCTACAAACAAACCGAATTGAACCATGTCTTGGGTGTAAAAAAGAAGCTCGGCAAGATCGCTTGCAGACAAATAGTCAGCGAGATCCGCAACGCTATGACACTTGGAAAAGCGGCGGTGCTTAATCATCGTAAGCTCGTCAAATAAATCAGCTTTTTCTTCAAGAAGATCGTCATTTATACCCATCTCTTCTTCGCGGTGGTCACGTTGAGCATCAATTTCCTTTTGGTGCTCGATCTGCATCTGTGCAATCTGCTCACGATGCAAGAACTCAAGCGCCTCTAGTTCGCCTCTCAGTTCATCAATGACATCATTCTTCGTCTTGTAGTATTTCTTCTTCGGTGCTTGCTTCGGTGTTTTCTTCGGTGCTTTCTTCTGGGTCATATCCCTTTCCTTCGTTGCGTTTAAACATTTCGATCCATTCAAGTGGGTCAATGCCTTCCATCGCCCACCATCTCTTCTCATTGCCATAAGCGTGTAGGTGCCTGTGATGGTCATCGCAGAGCGGGACTGCGTGTTGATCTCCGCTTCGCCTCATGCCACGCAACCCATCGTCCTCAACAAACGTGAGGTGGTGCGCCTGCGCGGGGCGATAGCAGACCAAACAGCCATGCTCTCGTACCAATTGCAGATACTTCCTGCTTCGTAGCTTTTTAGCCCAAGTCTTTTGTTTCAAAGTCTTTGGCTATCTTGTTGCCAATCTCGTAAAGCTCTTCGAGTTGGCGAACTCTTTCAAGTGAAGCGTCCAGCCTCTTGTCGATCTCGATCAGCAAATCCTCATCGTCGATGTGGTGCATCTCTTGGATCTTCAACACCGTGGCGTTGATCTGGTTTAGCTTCAGTCGTGCGTTGCGCTCCGCAATCTGCGAATCATTGAGTCGCTCATGCAGATCCATAACATGCGCTTTGATCTTGCTCATACGAACTCCTTAGATACCAAAGTCCGAAAAGTCTGCATCATCAGCAAGTTTTTCGGTAGCTGCTTTGCCAGCAGATTCTTTCTTAGCCTTGAGCGTAACTCTGATGTATGGCTGACCAGCTTTAGACACGTTCTTGTAGCCGTTCAGATAATACTCAACACCCTCTACCTTGATGTCGCCCTGCATGTCTGCATGCCAATCTTCTTTCTTGTCCTTGTTGGCGAACAACGCGCCAGATTTTTCGTTATCGTATTCCATTAGAATGGTAAGTCCTTTTCTTCTGTTGTTGGTTTCGTTGCCAGTTGTGCTAGTCGCCCCTTGATCTTGTTAGCAAACGCATTCCAATCAGGGTGCCCTTCGTACTCTTTTTTTAGGGACGGGAAGTGTTGGCCCATGACAGCCTTCGCCTCCTCCGTTGTCTCCACTGACGCAAGCTCATCAATCAGAACATCTGTGTTCTGCTTGAAGTAATCCTCCGATGTGGGCACAACATCTGTTTTTGCGGGTTTCTTTGCTTTCGCCACTGGTGCCTTCGCATTCTTTGGCGCTTCCTGTTCGGCGGCGTTGCCGTCATCGTCCTCATCAGCGTCCACGCCACAAGCCATAGCCAGCGAGTACCTCTTGGCGTATGTCATGGCTGAACCAAACCCTTGCGGAGTTACCTTTGCGGCAGGGATTGTAACGGGGCCGGTCTCTATCGTTTCTCCCATCCCATAGAACACCGTCTCCACGCTGATACCACCTTCTACTGGCACAGAACGCTGCACATATGCGATGCCGTTGTTGTTAAGGGCGGGCTTGACCGCTGTGATAATGCTGCCAAGCGATGCATACAGCGAGCTAAACTGCGGATTCTTCTTGTCTTTTACGGGGCTATCCATTTCGGACTGCGCCTTGGCTAATGCCTCTACGAGTGTCTTCTCACCCATTCCTGTTCTCCTGTTTAAACGTTGCGAATTGGTCGCAGTAATCAGACACATCACAGAACTGCTCGCATCGTAAAGGTTGTCCTCTACGGTGATCTATTGTGTGTTTGTCTGCGTCTTTCTGAGCGGCGATGAATGTCTCCGCTTCCTCTTGCGAATCGAATACACGCACTGCGCGTACCCGCTTCTCCTTCATCACGGCAAACTTGTCATCACGCAACCAACGCTCTTCGTTGGTACAGTCAGGTAGATTGCCAGCCCTAGCCTCTTCATGTGCAGCGATGCGCTCCATCACAAACGCTTCGGTCTGCTCGATGGGCCAGAGTGGGATGTCTTGGATAAATATGTCTTGAGGTGGGTAGTCAGGCTTCCGAGCAGCTTCATGCTTACTCCAATCCTTAACGAAGTTAATTATCTGAAGGCCGCTTACCTTGATGCCGTTCTTGTGCGCGATGTATGCGTAGATGTTGAGTTGCTTCTCATCGCTGTCATTGTTCATCACACCATACGCTTTGCGAGTCTTGTAGTCCTGTAAGACCCTTGTGCCATCCGCCTGCACATGCTGTACGTCTATGGCACCTGATAGCTTAATGCCGCTTACACAGCAGTACAGGCGCTCCTCGGTGATGAAGTCAGGGTGCTTGGAATCTTCAAGGATAGAATGAACGGCTGTGCCGAACAGCGTCCAAAGGTTCTGCGACACATCACGGAACATGATGTTGTTGGGATCGTCGAACAATGCAGCCATGCGCGGTGGGCGCAATAGGCCAGTGGCTGAGTACGAGGCATCGCCCCGACTGTAGGAGTCTTTCGTTAGTGCTGCCGCCAAAGGTGCGGGCAGACCAAGCTCGTTGGTGTAGTTCATGTGTTACCCTGTTGCGAAGGTTGTGTGACGATGAGAACACATGGAAAGAAAGCAAGTCAAGTTAATTATTTTTGGATCTGCACAATCCAAAGCAAACAGCAGGAGGTTGGTCACGTTTGGTGGTAAGCCGCGCATCATTAAAAGCAAGCCCGCCTTGCAGTTTGAGAAGGATGTGAAAGCCCAAGTTCAGCCAATGGATGAGATGCTTGAGGGCGACCTGTCTTTCCACGCTGACATCTACTACCCCAGCCGTAGGCAGGATCTTGATCCCAGTATATTGCTTGATGCGTTACAGGGTTTGATCTACGCCAATGATCGACAGTTTAAACAAATCAGCAGTTGCAGGTATCTGGACAAAGAGAATCCAAGGTCGGAGATATGGATCAAGGAAATAGATCACGACGAAAATGGCCCACCCCCAAGCGACGGGTGATGAGGGCAGGCCGTCCTTCGCAACAAAGGAGTCATTTCAATGGAGATTGAGTTGACAGACGAATTAAACCTGTGCTTTTTTAAGAAAGCAAGGAATCGCGCAAGGGGGTAAGACCGTATTTGGCGCGTAATAAATTAGCGGTAATGTCCATGCTCGGCTCCGTCCGATGTGACTCTCTCTCTCCACCATCCTCAAAATGAGGGGGGTTTGGGGGGAGCGTCCTTCTCTTTCCATCCGATGTATTAAATAAAACATTATAGATATGTATCTATATGCAGAGATGCACCTAAGCAACAAGGAAATATCGTGAGACCAGTATACGAAAGTAGTGCTGACAAAGAGCGCGAGCGCAAGTTAGCAAGCGTCGTAGCCAAAAGATGGCAAGTTGACGCAAAAGAAAATCCAAAGATGTATCCCATTGACTATTGCTTTGTGAACAGCAAGGGAGAGGTGGAAGGGTTTGGTGAAATGAAAGTTCGCACACACAAATTTGGCACCTTCTCGACCTACATTTTGTCCGTTCATAAGGTAGCGGATGCGAAAGCACTTGCCAGCGCAACAGGTAAGCGTGTAATTTTAATCGTGCAATGGAGTTGTGGAACCATTGCGACGTTAGATCTGGATACAGCACCAACCAAGGTTGAGTGGGGTGGACGGAAGGATCGGGGTGATGGTCAGGACATGGAGCCTGTCAATCACTACGACTTGGATGATTTCACAATCGCAACAACAGGAAACCAAACATGAGCGAATATGCTTTCGACGGGAACACAATCAAACTCAAGCAAGCCGACTATGATCGGTGGATCAAAGCCTTCAAAAACATACCGAACCTAGATGCAGTTCTACAAAGCCGAGATGATTGGCTGACGTATGATGCTGAGATCAAGACGCAGCAGCGTTGGTTCTTGAGTACCTCCGCATATCTGGCAAGCCAAGACAAGAAGGCTGCGCTAGAAAACAAGAGAGATCTGAGTGGTCGTAAGGTAAATCCTGACGGCACAGTTCGATTCAAAACGGCCCCGTAACGTGGGCTTCTACGATGAGTTGGCAAGCCTAGGGTTTGCCTCCCAAGATCTGCGTGATGGTCAGAGCAAGATTCTGTGCCCGTCATGCAGTGATACACGCACAAAAAACAAACACGAAAAATGCCTAAGCATGTCCATCGACGGAGAGGGGGCGCAATGGCGTTGCCATCACTGTGATTGGGAGGGCAACGTCTGGAGAAATACAATGCAAAGTCCGTTTAAACAGAAAGCGGAGAGGAAGGCTCCGAAGATCCCTGATCTAAACGAGTTGAGCGAAGGGGTGGTTAAGTGGTTTGCCAATCGAGGGATCTCTGAAGCCACGCTGGACATGGCTGGGGTAGAGACCGGCGAGGCATTCATAGGTGGGGAGACGAAGAAAGCAATCGCGTTTGTGCATAGAGACAAGGATGGCAAGACCATCAACGTGAAATTTCGCACAGCAAATAAGGAGTTCAGCCAGATCAAGGACGGGCATCGCTTGCCGTATCTCTGGAACTTGGTGAACACGGATGAGCCGCACCTGATTATCACCGAGGGTGAGGTCGATGCGTTGACCTGTTTAGAGGCGGGACTGAGCAACGTCATCAGTGTGCCCGATGGTGCGAGCGACAAGAAGCTCAATTGGATTGACGAGTTGAATGGTGAGTTGAATGGGTTCAAGAGGATTGTGCTTCTCACGGACGGGGATTCCGTGGGCATAGCTATGCGTAACGAGCTTGCGCGTAGGCTAGGCAGGCACAGGTGTTGGCGGGTGGAGTGGGACGAGGGATGCAAAGATCCGAATGATGTGTTGATTGGGTACGGGAAGGAACGCCTGCGCGAGTTGGTGGCAACAGCAGAGCCGTGGCCCTTGAAGGCATTGCATGAAACGAAAGCCTACGCCGATGATGCGTTTGCTTTGTTGAACGGTGAGGTAAAGACAGGGATCTCGACAGGGATTACTGCGATGGATTGGAATTACAAGGTGAGGGCTGGTGAGCTAAACATAATCTCCGGCGCTCCGGGCGTTGGCAAATCAGAATTCATGGATCAGATCTGTTTAAACCTTGCGTCAGAGCATGACTGGAGATTCGCGGTTTGTTCGTTTGAGAATCCAGTTGATGAGCACATCAACAAGTTAGCTGCGAAGTACATACGCAAACCTGCTTGGGATACGCAGTCTGGGCAGAAGATGAGCCATGAGGAGTGGGGTAAGGCGGTGAGCTTTATCGGTAGCCATTACTACTGGATACGCTCAGACGATGAGGCACCTACTGTGGATTGGTGTCTGGAGAATGCGACTGCCTGTGTGCAGCGATACCCAAACGTGCGCGGGTTGATTCTTGATCCGTACAACGAGTTCGAGCACCGCAGACCAAGCGGGTGGACAGAGACCGAGTATGTGTCCCAGATGCTCGCAACATTAAAGCGGTGGGCAGCAGCCAACGAGTGCGCGATCTTCCTTGTGGCGCACCCTGCGAAGCTGAGAAGGAATCAAGACGGTTCGTTCCCTGTGCCAGAGCCATACGACATAGCGGGATCAGCAAACTTCTATAACAAAGCGGATAACATTTTGATTGTGGAAAGAGATTTCACGGAGGGTTCCGATGACATTCGGATTCATGTGAAGAAGATAAGGTTCAAACAGAGTGGGAGGGTTGGTTGTGTTGAATTGAAATACAACTATACCGATGGGACTTACCGCTCACCTGTGAAGATGAGCGGGTAGATGAATGGGGGCAGTAGCCCCCTATATTTTCTGGCCCAACATCTCTTCGATCTCACGGATCGTTTCGTTGCGTTGCTCCTGCGTCTGCAAGATGCCGACCTTATCGTCAATGTAGTCCTTGTCTCCAAGGGCATCGACTGCCTTGATGACTTCCTCGTTAATCTTCCACTTGAGGAAGTAGACGTATTGCCTGCTGACATTTTCCCTAGCTGCAATCTGTGCGGGTTTTTCGTTTAAACGCAGAGCCTCCCGTATTCTCTTGGTTCGTTCTGATTTGTTGTAATCAACAACGTGCCGCTTCAATTCTTCGTATTTGTTGACACCCATGTGAGAGCGAAGCTCGTTGCGTACTGTGGATGGGGCCACGCCCACAACATCTGCGATGTCTTGCAGCTTCTTGCCCTGCTCCCGCATGTGAAGGGCTGCATCAATCCAAGGCTTATCCATCAGTAGTCCTCCGGCATCAGCATAGTCAGGGTTTCGTGACCCGCATCGAGTATCAGGTAGGTACGCAGGTCTATGTTGTATGCCTTTGTGTTCTCGTCGAATGGGTACACTCCGATCATCATCAGGCCAGAACGCAGGTTGTCTTCGTTCTCTCGCACATCATCTTCGGTTAGCGTCCCGTAATCCGCCTCGGCAAACCGCCTGAGACAGCCGGCTACATAGGTGTTTAAACGATGTTTGTCCTTAAAGTATTGTATTAAATGGCTCTCACAATTTGCGGTTAGTGCGAACTGCTCCAGCTTTGCGAACACATCCGAGCTTGGCTGTAACAGAACCCGATCCTGATCTCGGATTGGTTCGCCTGTCACGTTCTCGCGCAGCACGTTCCCATGCAGGTCTACGACATCACCCATTGTCCTTGCTCCTTATCTCAGCGATGAGGTTGTCTGCTAGGTCTGCGACCTTGACCATCCCATCGTCACGCTTTCGTAGCTTTGCTGTTTCTTTTTCAATCATCTTGATGATCTTCTCTTCGCCAAGGTCTTTGGCTAGTTTCGATAATTCTTTCAGTTTCATTGTGATTCCAAATGCTGCGAGGCGCAGGCGGGATCACTCCCGCACTGCTCTCGAAAATCAAGTTCATGTGCCAGCCCAAACACTGCAATAAGCAGAGCGACTAGCACACCTGTCCTGTAATTTTGGGCGCAAGATGTACCGTCAGTGCATGACTGACTCCATTTGCTTGTCTCCGTCCATGACAATGTTGATCTCATGCTTTGTTACCTCTCGTTCTAAAACCAATATCAGCGACCACATGATCTTCGTTTGAAGTTCTAGCGGAATGTCCATGTCCCTGACGGTCTTCACGATCTCGCGGGAGATGTGTCCGTACACTGCATGGAGCATGACATGCGGATCTTTGACATCGGCAAGTAAGTCTTGTGCGTGTCGCTCTGTCTCTTCGAGCATTCGATTGATTTGTTCTGTGATCTCATCCATGAGATACCTTCTCCTGTAGTTGCGTCAAAGTTTCGGACAGATGGTGCGAGCGCACCTCTATCCATTGCGTCATCGGGTGGGTGACCGTCTCATCATCCTCCGGCCTTTCTAGGTATTGCCTGCCGTTCTTTGTGAAGACTCGACCCTCAACACCTAATGATTTCAACACTGCGTTTAAACGAGACTGTGTAGTTTTGGTGTGCCACCCAGCGTTGGTGATCCACACCTCGCCTGTCTCTTCGTTGCGCCAAGCGATGGCATTGCCATGCAGGTACAGCGTGTTGTCATGTGACTCCGTGTTCGCCAGCTTGCCATCCCAGCCTAGGACAAACCTGCCCACGATCTTTTCTTCGATGCCATTCATTAGTCGAACCTCGCTACTTTTGAATTACCTTCCTCGTCCCGAAGGGCGATGATCCCTGATTCATATAAGATACACTCCAGATCCATGTCGGACTGACTACGCGCTCTCATTATGAGGATAGGGTCGAGGTCGGGATCTTCCTCATATGAGCTAATAAGCCGTCTCTGTGGGCCTATGGTGCTGGGCCACGGGTATTCATTGAATCCGCCGTATCCATAGTTCTCGTCCATGATCTTGGACACACTGTCCAGATCAGTTCCTTCCTCAATACCTGCGAGGAAGAAGTCGGGTATGAACCCTGCATACTGCACCATTTGATGCTTGTTCATGTGGGTGTGTGCTTCGTTGGGATCAAACGTCCATGAAAGCATCACGTTGGATGGGAGTATCGTTATCTCTGTCTGCATAGCAGCTCCTTGTTGCGTTTAAACAGTTTCAAATTGCTGTGTTATGCGTCACCACTGATACACATAACACGGCTGTAGGTGGTCATCGTTGCTTGGTTTTCATTCCAAGCTCTTGATTCAACTCCTCGGCGTACTCCTTGGAGTAAACCTCGCGGCTGGTGAACACATAGATAGGGAAGATCCCTTCC